AGTCTTCATCATGTCGTAGAGCTTCTGCGCCCCAGCATTCGAGGAGCCATTACCAAGATCGGATACCACATCAGCAGGTACAACAAACTCACCACGGGCTAACCTGGCAGGCTGAGTCTTGCCACCGCCATGATCAATCTGTGCTGTGATGCTGTCTGACATGCCATCACCTGGACCTTCTAGGTATCTGCCGGCTGCTGCATAGACATCACCACCTTCGTTATAACCGACCATGATGTCGTCTACCGAACCACCCGATGCGCCGCCCTGCACAGGCGCAGAAGCGTTCTGGCCATATATCGTATTTAACAGGCCCGACATGTCAGAAGCTTGATTAGATTGAGTTTTATAAACTATTGGTGCTTCAGCGTTATACGTTTTTTGGTACCAATCCTTATAGGCCTGATCTTGTGCCCCCCCGTAAGAACCGGATGATACAGGGCCAAAGTACGGCGAATCGTACATATCCATCGTACCTATATTCCCTTCATTTGCCTTTAGAAAGTCTTGATATTCAGAAGAGCTTCTAAAAGCTTGTATTGGGTCAGATGGTGAAGTTTTCGGCGCTGTTACTAATTTATTTCCGGTATTTACAGTGTCATTCCCTGACCCGCCTGTTAAAGTGCTATTACCACCAGAAACCGTGTCGTTACCACTTGCACCGGTTACCGTGCTTGCACCCTTAAAGGTTATGGGTGAAATTGTCATTGGCTTATACAAAGAAGCCAATCCCGCCTCATACCCTGCTTGTCCTTGTGCAATCTGCTCAGGCGTTGGACCATATCTTTTTGCCGCCTCTGTTGGATCAAACTGAAATGGATTTGGGTTGAAGAACAGGGGCATACCCTTCATGGGTGTGTAAATGTTCTGGCCAGACGCGGACTTTTGTGGCGCTGGCTGAGGTGGAAACATGGGCGCAGTAAGCGCACGGTTATAAACAGGGGCAGCCTTGTATTCTGGCTGCTTGACAGCAGGTGCCTGCTGACGGGTAAGTGCGGCTGCTAGTGCACCAAGTCCGAGAGCAAGGCCGGCACCCGTTCCGCTTGCGCCTTGTGTACCAAGAAGCGCTCTTCCTAATTGATTAAGGAAGTTGTTATTGCTAAATAAGCTGGTTGTGTCAAATCCTGCTGTTAGATTGCCGGATGATACTTCGCCCTGACCCTGCGTGGAATCAGGACCGTATCCAAAGTCATAGTTGTACTGACCTACTGTATCGCTTGTCGACATGGCTTACTCCGCTAAGTAGCCCATTTTATTGGGTTAAGTCATAGAAGGAAATGGACCCGACACCATCTCCTTTAGTTGCACCAGATACAGTCCTTACACCTAGCGTATAAGTATCACTTGTGCCTGAGATGGTTGCACCAAGTTGTAAGTCCCAGTTATAGCCCGTAGCCGTGGAGGTGTTAACCGTACCGCCACTGCCTGTTGATGTGACGTAATCTGTTTGAACAATGGTCCCACCGCTCATCGCTGTAGCGGCAACATCATAATCAACATTGGAATCAGATGGCACAGTCGCCGCCCAAGTTGCTCCAGTAAGCGTGGTGTTTTTTATTAACGCCACTTCATAGTTCTGGCTGGTTAGCGGAAGAAACTGTGTACGGTTGGGTAGCACCACCGCCCCAGTGCGTCCTGAAGCAAGACGGATGGACACAATAGGATAAAACGCTGCCGTATCAATATTGGTAAACGATGTGGTGCGCCTTGCTACATGGTCAATAGAGGTCTGTTCAAACCCACCCTCAGAAACAACCGAGCAGCAAATGGACTTCATGCTGGCAGCAACGGCTGATGTAGCCGTGCTGATCTCATACCTAACCGGCAAAATAGCCGTGGTCATATAGACATTGGAGATGTCGTTTGCATTGTTAAACGTATGACAAACGATGTACTGACCATTAATAATGAACCCACACCGAATTGACCCAACACCAAGCCACTCAAAATCCATCCAGAGAATCTGCGCCTTGCTTGGATCAAGCGTCAAACCTGAAGGCCCAGAACCATCTAACTTGTCACCATTCCAATTAGCTTGGTTTACGGTCCTTGCATCGGAAGCCGTGCCTGTAACGTAAGACCGCAAAACAAATGAATATGTTCCATCTACTCGTTGGAAGAACACGCCGTTTTGGTCGTTGTAGTAACCAACCCGCTGCGTTAGATTTAAGCTCTGGCTACTATCCATCACAAAGGTTGCAAGCACCAGTAAGCCTTTTCCTGGCTGATAAGGAAAAGACCGATAAGACTGGCGGATGACTGAGCCGACACCCGCACCTGTAACTTCCATCTTGACGGCTGCTTCATTGGGCAGGAAAGAGGTTGTACCTGTACCCGTGGTTGATACATCAAACTGGTTGTCAGCAGCGTACCTATTCTGGCTATCAAAAAGGGTATAAGGCTCACTAACCCGTTGGCGACCAAACGCATCAAAGTATGTCCCCGGAAATGTTACTGGGATCGTTGAAGTGGTAGCCATAAGATTCGCCAGAAAATTATCAAGACGGTTGAAATACAGACGCAAGACATTGCTGTACTGGTCTTGGTAAAACGCAGAATATTCCTGCGGCGCCATAGGAAGGCTAGGCGCAACAACCCTTGTAAACTCATAATCTGTTGTAACAATTAAGCTCATGCGCCACGTCCAGTTGCCCTGCCATCCGGCCTGATGTCAATTCGCGGCGATCCTAGCTGCCATGCACATCCAAGCTGATTAGACTCTACCTTAAAGATCATCTGCCGGCCGCGCACACGGACATAAACCTGGCCCGTAAACTGTTCAATCTGCGTGGTTGATGTACGCACCACTGAAGCTGAAGATGAGCCACTATTAGACTGGGGATTGTTGTACCCAGATCCTGAGTTCATCATAGGTATCAGCGTCATGGTAACGGCAGGCGAATCAGCCGACGATCCATCAAACGTGATGTCAGGCAAGATCCTGTACACATAACCCAAGCTGTGGCCATCCTGAATATCAAACTCAGCTGACTCTATGTAAGCATTGATTGGCAGTGCCGTACCCGTCTCATTGTCATCCAGACCGCGCTCATGATCAACAATGTTGTAACTGTAAGTCGCAGCCTGTGGGTACTGTCTTAGACCAGAATCGCTCCACGCCGTACGTGCCATGGTTCCGTAGTACCAGACATTCTCTGCGTAGTTGAACACCACATACCGATCGATGGTCGTGGAATTAGCCGAGCAATAGAACCACCAAACTTCATTGAAACCTTCGTTGGTCCCAGCAAATACCTGGAAGTTCTGGTAACGGTTTATATCATTAAAGATATATCTGCGTAGGTCGCAGTTAAGCGTCTGAACACGTCCGTTGTACAGGTAAAACTTATCCACGCCCATCCAGTAGGTCACACCAGATGCCACCGCTGTAGCATTTGGCCCAATGATGGACGTGTTGTCCGCAAGGATTTGAGAACCAAAGACCAGCGGCGGCCCTAGGTACTGAATGGAAAAGAGGGCTGAATCCGTCCACGCAAGGATCTCTTGACGTGTCTGCTGGACCGTAATGATCTGCGACCCATGAGAAAGTCTGATTGATCCTGCGGTATTGGTCGTCGAAGGAAGCCAATCCACCAAGGATTCCTGGTCGCACCAGCGAATAAGCATGGGATCAGCCACAGTGCTTCCGATGTCATTACATCCAAAGACCATGAGATACCGCAAGGCATCAGAGATGATCAGTGAGTACTGGTACTTTGGCACATCCTCAAGAACCATTGATTGCGTACCGGATTGAGAGCCGGTGGTTGTAATCAGCAAACCTGATGACGTGGCAGAAAGATTTGCCGATAGCCCAGATACATTACGCAAGTAGTACGTTGTACCTACAGTTAGGCCCGTTGGTAGCGCCCCCGTGGTTGTGAATGACACAGCCGTGCCTTCTGCAAGAACCACACCAAACGTGACAACAGCCGGCGATGCGATCGTAATCGTTACCGTGCCGCCAAGGCTATTGAGTGCTACGCCCCTGGTTGATATACCGTTGGTTGCATCCCAGTAATAAATACCAGCCGCCCTCGGTCCAAACACAAGGTCTTCTCCCCAGTTGCCTGCGTTCCATATCCTCAGTGGATCTGTAACCTGTGGCGTAACGCCCCATGAACCAGAACCCCAAGCACCTGCGCCCCAACCAATTAGAGGGACCTGAGCAATACCAGGCCCAGTATTGACCTGAAAAGCACCAACCGAAGATCCGCCGCCATTACCAACGTCCGAGGCATTAGAAGTGACAGGCGCACCCGTGGAAGGATCTTTAGCCGTAAAGGTAAAAGTATTTAATGTAGGTACAGAATCTATTTGATACTGCTGATTAAGCACCGCTGCCGTGATGTTTCCGCCGAGACTTACAGCCCCTGAGAAGGTGACAAAATCCCCAGTAATCGCCCCATGACTTGCCGATGTGACCGTGATGGTTGAGGAAAAGGGAGAGGCAGTAACCGCAGCAAAAGTGACGGACTGTGTTTTCCTGATAGGCGTAATATCTGAATAAGCACCGCCCTGCTCAATGTAATACTTGAGGTTGGTGCCTACGCCTAAGAGGTTGGAGTTGCTTAAAGTAACCCAGTTCCATAAAGAGCGACAGATACCCAGAAAAGTAGCTTGCGATATTCTTACCCACCCGCCAATCTTTTCAGGCGTACCTTGGCGGAAACGAACTTTCTCTGAGACATACCATCCCGCTTCGTTGGTGTACCGCGTATTTTCACGATTCGTTCCGGGTCTCGCTATAATTTTTTGCAAGGGCATGCTATAATTCTCCTACTTTAACAAGGAGAACACCATGTACGTATACATCTGGAAAGACCCAAGCGGCACCCCTTTTTACGTCGGGATGGGCAGCACCCTTGGAAGGACAAATCCCAAAGCAAAGTGCCATCGCAATAAAGCTTGCTTGCAGAAACTTGCTGAAATTGGAGCTGATGCTGTAATTGTTGAGATACATAGTGCGGCCACCGAAGAAGATGCTAAGTCTATGGAGCAAATGTTCATAGCAAAATTTAAGCGCATCCGTGACGGAGGCACCCTCACTAACATTTCTTCTGGTGGTGAGTTTCATAGGTCTAGCGAAGAAACCAAACAAAAACTTGTTGAGTTATGGAAGACCGAAGAGTATCGATCATCGACCGTCAATGCTAGGATAGGTAAGAAACGCGACCTACCTGAATCCACCAAAAACACTTTGCGAGAAAACTTACTAGCCAACCCAGGGATGAAATCTTGGGCAGAACGCAACGGCAAAGACCTGGAGTTTGATGCCAAACGAATTGAAGGCATCCGAGCTGCACAAGGTAAGCGCCGAGAAAAAATGTCCGACCCGGTAGCCCTAGCCCAGCGTAAAGAACGCTTAAGAGCCACGATGGCTTCACCTGAATATGCTGCTAAACGCGCTGCTTTTGATACGCCTGAATATAGAGCCAAACTAGCCGCAGCCAAGAAAGCGTATTGGGACAAGCGCAAAGGACTCATTTAGATTTACCCCGCGAGATACAGAGCTTTTTCAGCTTTGCGGCGGCGCACCAATCCCGGTAACACTTTGCCGCCACCCATAGTCCACATCATAAACGCTTCTGCCGCACCTTCATAGTCGCCGCGATTGTTTTTCATCCTTATCGTAGAACTCTGGTACCGCCCAGGTCCAGCGTTGAAAGCAAAACTGACCACAGCGTCGAAGCTTGACTGACGGCCAGCAAGATTAGGAGACATTCTAAGTACACTGCGTTCAAAACGGACGAGATCATCCTCAAAAAGGCGATCAATCTCCTCCTGCGACCAAGCACGATTATCTTGGGCTGCGAGTGGGTAGTCCTTGCGAAGGATGCCGGTATAGCCATCTTTCCTCAATACGGGTAGCTTGATCTGATCTTGGTACAGCACATGGCCGTAGCCAATCGTCCAAATATGAGCAGGACATAAGTAAGGCTTGAGGCTTTTGCCCTCAAAGCGGTGCATCAAATCAATGCCTGCCTGCCCTGTTTTCACTTCTTGTTCCAACTTCTAGAGCCGAACCAAAATCCAATAATGCCGCCAAGCATAGCCATCTCATCGTCCGAGAAAATAATCTCAGCAACCTTGATTAGGTCGTCCATGGATTGCACAAGATGGGGATGCTGCCAAACGTAATACGCTAGCACCGCATTAACGGCAATGAGTTCCAGGATTAGCAAGTAAGTAACATTAGGACGTACCGTGCCAATGTAGTTAACCACCCACTTACTGGACTTCTCAATGATTTGTTTGTCATGATCCAGAGCTGCCACGGTCATTTGCGCGTCAGTCTGCATGGCAATCTGATCGGTGCGTATCTCTTCCACCCGCTGTTGGGCTATAAAACCTTCCTTGGCTAAGGCCAGTTCGCGCTCCGATTGCATCCTTGCTAACTCAAGCTCATGGGCTTGATCAGCTTTATTCTGGAAATAATCAAGGAGTTTCGGGAGGCCTGAGATCAGCAAACCGCCAAGCGTTGATAACAGTGAAAGCATGACTACCCCTTAGCGGTTACAACATCTTGGCCCTTCTTAACTGTTACCTTGGTGCCTTCTACATCAACCTGCATGGGTTGCTCGGCACGGTCTAGTTTGTCAAGACGATGGATAAGATCCTTGATGACTTCAAACTCTGGCTTTTCTTGTTTGGCAGCAGTTCCTGCAATGCCATTGAGCATCTGTATAAGCGCAGTAAGTGAAGCACCAAGAAGTCCCATGACCGCAGCGATTTTTTCGCCCTCTAAGAACAGGGATGCGCCTACACCCACGAGTACGATGAGGAAGATATAAAGAAGCCCGTCCTCGCCAATCGCTTTACCAGCAACTTCCTTGGCAGAGTCTTGGGCCTTTAGTTCCTCTAGCTTGATCTTGGCTTGCGCTTTGAGAACCGCTAGTTCGTGGGTTTTATCGTCCATGATCGTTACTGCGGATCAGGCTTGGGTTCCTCTGGCTGCAACTGCGATACAGCCTGGGATTTGATCTTCTCAAACAACGGTGCTATTTGCTTATAGGGCAGATTCCCTAGCGCATCTAATACCGTGTTAACTTCATCAAGTGTGAGTTCAAGCTTGAGCTGGTTCATTTACTTTCCATGAGGTCGTTGCTTCATCCCAGCTATACATCTGACCATCGGTTGGCATCGCAACAGGTGCTTCCCACTGAGCATCAGCGTTCAGAATCCATGACGCAAAAGGTTTTGGTGCTACGAAAGCATCAATATCTGATCTGTAGGTGTAACCAATCCCGGCATAATTTTTTCTGATCTTGCCGTTGTAGGACGTTTGCTTCCAGGTGCCGCCAAAGAGTCGCTCGCAAAATGCTGCGCCGATGTGTTCTTTCTCCACACCAAAAGCATCTGCGGTATCTTTGTTATCAATGACCACCACTTGGGTCACTACGTTATTTGCATCAAGCTGGGCAAAATGCGACATGCTAAACCTCCAGTTTCAGTCCGGTTAAATCCATCTCTTCGCCAACGGTTCCCGCAGGGAAGGTATTAAATGACAAGCTCACACGAACGTCTTCACCTTCCACCGTCGGCACCATGTGCGTCAGACTTGATGGGAAAAGAATCAATCGCCCTGTAATGGCTTCAAACCACCAAGACTCGCTGTTCCATGCGTTCCACTCTGCCGGGGGCAATTTAATCTGCTGCCAACCATCCCGATAGAAATAGATCTTGTCGTTAGGGTTGGTCTGAATGTAGAACACGCCTGAGACGAAGCTATTTGGGTGTGCGTGTTTGTGGTGATACTGCCCCGGTTCGCTGTAATTGACCCAGCTTTGCGTGAGCCTGAGCGTGACATCATGCTTTGGGTTGGTTGTGGCTTTGAAATACTCAGCCACCGAATCTTCCATCCATGACCTAAGACTTGTCATCACAGGGCTTTTGAGCACGAAATTGTTGACCGAGGTGCGGTTGCCCATATTGGCACGTTGCTCAAGTTCCATGAGGAAAAACTTCTCTTCCTCGGTTAGCTCACGCCCAAGGTCAAAGAACCCAACGGGTTGTGCAAAGAGT